CCAGCCAAAGTCGATAGAGTTTTAAACCAGGCCAGAGGTAAAGGTTTTTTCTACAACGAGGACTCGCCAAAGATAGGCACAATCATAGCTGGATATCACAAAGAACCCACAGATGGGAGTTACATAGAAACCAAACCAAAGCAAGTCGGTATAGCCTCTGATATCAATGGTCACGATATACTCAAACGAGTTTATTCACCAGATGGTAAATCACCTACGCTTAACACAATGGGTGGTGGCAATCGAGAACCTAAAGTTGTAAGTGGTGGTGCTTTTCGTGGCAGAGCTTACGATGACAAGGGCAAAAGAATGGACAGAAATGGTGATTCAGTCGCAAACAAAACAAATCAAATGTTAGAACTTCGCCAAGACAGAAAATCGAATGCTATAACAACAGTTTACAAAGATAGCGTTGTTGTAGAAAACGAATTACATTGGCGTAAACTCACACCGCTTGAATGCGAGAGATTACAAACTGTGCCAGACAATTACACCAATCATGTATCCAACACCCAAAGATACAAGATGTTGGGCAACGGTTGGACAGTCGATGTAATCGCCCACATACTTAGCAACATGGAGAATCTATGACCATAAAAATAGACAGAAGATCAAAAGACTCCGCTTACATAACCGTAGGCAATCTTACAGTCTACGTTGAGCATTCGCCTGGATGCGCAGAAGATTACGTTCAAGTGTTTCAGTACAATCCAGAGGACGAATTCTTTGAAACTTTCTATGATTTTGAAAAAGACTTGAGAGTTATCGTCAACAAAAAGAAAAGCAATCTAAACAGATTTTTTAAACTAAGAGAAAAGGATCCAAAAAAATGGGAGGACTTATGAAAAACAACACAAACATAATTAGCATTTACCAACAAGGCAATTCCTTTGTCGGCTTCAACAACGAAGACGAAATCGTCATGCGTTATTCAATCGCAGATCCTGTGCTGAAAGCTAAGACAGTATTGCAATGGACAAAAGAAGGCAGATTCAAAGGCTTACTGGCCTGATTCTTCTGAATCATCATCTTCTTCTGGCTGATCAATCCTAACCGCTTCGCCGTTAATAACTTTCACTTGGTTTTGTTCCAGGAGTTCATTCAATCTTTGTTCGAGCTGTTCACGACTCATGCTATCAATCTTCCCAAATCGCACCTCTTTCCTATCCACCATGAGTCCACCGAGCTTCGCTCTTGCAATCTCTGCATTTACCGCAGGCCCGTAGGATCCATCGCTCGCAGCAGCATCTCTAATTGTTGCTAACTTACTTGCCACATTCTCAAACGTAATATCGTACTTCTTCCGTTGCAACGCTTTCATCTGCCTAATTCTTTCTTGCACATGTTCGTACTCAGGACTGTTCATCATCCGGCTAGCAATGACTTCTGGATTCTTGAACCCAGCTCTATGAGCGCAATCCGTTTGCGTGAGATCCTGGTACACCATCAGATTCACAAACACCTCTTGCATCTTGGTCAACTTCTTTCTCTTGTCAGCCATCTAGTTTCACACCTCTGCGATTCAATTCATTCATCAACTTGTTTCTATGTTTCTTCTTGCCGTCTTTGATCTCCTTGATTATGTCTTCAGTCTTTGCTTCTTTCAAATAAAAATGTTTCCACTTCCACATATTCGTAGGCCTACCGTTGGCATCCTTGATAGTTTCTTTTATCGATTGTTTAAATTTAACTGGCATATTTTTCTCCGTTTTTTATTCTATTCTAAGTGGGTAAAAGGTGGGGTGGGATGTGGGTTTTACATACCCACTATTCCCCTTCTTATAGAAGTGCACAACTGCACAACTGCACACCCCAATAAACATAAGGCTTTCAGAGCACGCTGTGCGCATGTGCACGCATGTGCAACTGCACAACTGCACAATCAAAAACCTATTGATTTTATTGACTTTTTTCAGACGCTGTGCAAAATCGCTAATCATCGTTGCACAACCGTTTTTTCGTTAATTTTCTTGTAGTGAGTTCTGATGAGATACTTGCGAACGATAGCAAAAACCGTGAGCACAGCCACTTGCGTAGCCGAGATAATAAACGCATTGTCAAACGCAAAGAACAGCATCGTTGCTAGTACCGCGTACGACAAGAACCAATTGATCGGCAGTCCCAAGAACGTATCGATACAAGCTTCTTTCAACGATATGTAGTCAAGCTTCATGTCTTTGCTCGTTTATTCTTTCGTCTATGTTCATAGTGTAATCTTTAGTTACAGTGCCCAGTTCTTTGTTACCACGCCAGTGAGACTTGCGCCAAACAAAACCATCAACTGAATTATCGCTGTGAGATCTCATCAAATGACCTCTGACAAGATGATATCTTTTTTTGTTTACCGATGAGTTTTCCTCACTATTTATCTCGTCTGGGATGTTTATTGTAACCATGTAGTGTTCAAAAGCGGGCTTGAAACCAGGTCGTTTGTTGTACGGATTCTTTGAGTTATACGGGTGCTTGTTCGGTTGTAGGCCATCTTTTTTTAACATGTTCACGCAGAACTGCTTAAAATCTGGGTGAGTTAATACGGATATATGCACCAGAGTTTGCAATGCTGCTCTGCATAGAGTTGCTCTGATATCAAAGTAGTTATCTTTTTCATCTATGTTCCATCGCTTGTTCATCAGCTTCCAAAATTTATCTTTGATAGTTTCTTCTTCTGTATGATCCCATTGCAGATAGTGACCTTCTATGGGTTTAGTAGAGTAAGGAAAATTTATAGCTTGAAACAAACCGTTGTCCTCATCTTTTCTTAACTCTTTAACATCGTCAAAAATTATTGGGTACAAGCCGTAATCTTTTTTAAAATTAGGGGGCTCAGTTTCTTTTATGCTCAAACCGCAAGGGTAGATAATTGTCATGGGGTAATGCACGGAGGTCGGTCTAGTTATAGTTTCCAAAGTTTTTTTCTTAAATCTTTTCGGTTTATAGATTTCTTTTTCGGTTAGCTTGTGAGCGAAAGTCAATCTACAAAGCAAAACAGAATCAACTTTCCAATCTCTTATTTGTTTTATGATCTTTCGTACCTCCAGGTTAGTTACTATGAAACCGTTCTGGCTTGTTGCATTTTTAATCTGTTTAATAAATTTATTTGTTGCAACCTCTTCAACAGACATAACTGTAGTAGTCGATGGATGATTACACACAAGCAAAGTTTTTTCGTGCGGTACCCGTATGTGTAGGTCGCCAAAGAAATCGTTTAAAATTTGTTTGGGAGGTAGTATTTCGTGCAACAAAGAAGCTTCAAACTGAAACTTGAGACAATCCATCCAAGAATCGTATTCTTTTGCACAGATATCTGCATAAATATTCAAATGTCTTTTTGCAACTTCATCCATTTCGTTCGAGTATCGCAAGACTCCAGGTAAATTTATTCCCAATAAATTAATATCTTCCAACGGACCCGTGTTTTGATTGTGCGTTTTCATGTCAAAGTCTAAGAAACCGTGAGCTTGATAGAAACCGCCACTCAATCTATCTTCGTTTTTCTTTCTCTTCATCAATCCTCCCAAGGCTTACGCCCTTGATTGTCAAATCGATAGTGCCAAGTCTGCTTGCCTGGAATAGCTTTCGTCTTGACCACATCGCCCAAATATTTCTGCACATGACTGACCGCGTAACGAGCTGCCCTCTCTCCGCTCGGCAAATTGTTTGCCTTGAGTGCTTCCCGAGCTAACATCTCTAGATCCTGTCGTGTGTAGAACTTCGTTCTGTCCATAGCATCAGCGACTTTCTGTGCAATCTCTACTTCATCTGGGCCTTGATCAAAGTCAACCGTATCCCAGAACCCTTTTTCAAAATCGAACCGAGCCAAATGCGTTTCAGGTTCTCTTGCATTTCTTGCCTCGTAGAACATAGTCACGTTCGGTCTTTGTCCCATGAGCTTGATACCAGAGTCCATCCACCCAGCAAACGCTGAACCACCACGCGCTGACATGAACGAAGCATCGTCAGCTCGTTCCTTGCCCGTGTGATGCGCGATGATAACCGCGACACCAAACAATTCGATCAACCGATCTATTCTAGACAACAAGCTATGGATCTCTTGGTTGCTGTTCTCTTCTCCGTCGAAGAAGTTAATGATAGGGTCAATCATCACAATGTCAGGCTGATGATAGTCTATGCTTTCAGCAATCGCGTTGATGTCTTTGTCACGCATGATGTTCTTTCTGAGTCTGCCCGTGGGTATCAAGTTGGCGTGCCCCAACGCCATCAAGTCTGGATCGTGTGCGTAGGGCTGATAGTAAGTGTCGATTCTGTTTTTCAAAAACTCCTGGATGATCTCTGCTTGGAGCCACATGACCTTACACGGTTTCGTAAACGGCATGCCCATGAACTTCTGCCCAGTGGTTGCTGCTGCTGCAAAAGCACCGAGCCAGTGCGACTTACCAATCTTTGGTTTACCGATCAACAAACACCTGGATTGCTCAAAGATAAAACAGTCACCCCAGTATTGTTCGATAGTTCCAGACTCAATGCCTGTCCAAAACTCATCGTTGTAAGCTTTCAGGCCTAGTGGGTCTTCTTTATTGTCTTGTTCTTTTTGTACGACGATTGGATCCTCTTGATCCAGTATCTCTTTCAGTTCTTCGCCGAGATCTATTTGCCATTCGCTAGTCTTCCAAGACATGATGCCCGCTTCAGTATCTTCTGGGTTACGCTTGACGTGTCCTTGAGTAATCGACATGACCGTCTGCAATACTTCTGGCAGAGGCAACGGCGGTTGCAATGTTTGATTCCAGTCAAACGCTTTGATCAACACCTCACGATAACCCCAGCCTTCACGGATCCATTTGCCTACCAGGCGAGCGAGCGTGTCGTTACGCTGACCAACACCGACTGGATCCAGTGTAATCTTCTTGGCATCCCCGATCGGTTGTACTTTTCCAGACTGATTGAACTCATGGATCGTGTTCAAGTCGTTCATGTTGAGCATGGGCAAATCATCGACATCTCTTATGTGTGCGCCTTCAGGTGTTTCGAAGCCGTAGTTTCTTGACGGCGACACCATGACGTAGCCACCTTCGCCTCTTACATCCAGTTTGCCCGTCGTGTTTCTGACGTTGAGACCTTCGTTGACTTGATAAAAATAATGATAGCCACCCCTTGGAGTCCTTTGTTTTAAAGGCGATCGAGTCAATTGCCCAGATTCTACGAACTCGACCGCCTCTTGGCTATCGCAGTCCAGAACTACAAACGTTATGCCTGTTATGGCTGCCCAGTTTGCGCCTGGATAGCGAGTCAACCACTCTCTCAATTCGTCTTGTGTTGGTTGTCGTCTTTGATAAGTCTCCCACTTGACCCTTGGTGTCTTCGCCCACTTAGCAGCCAGAACCTCATCGCTCTCAAACGGATGGCGTTTGCGAAAGTATTCTGGAATGATTTCGTTGCGAGATCCACAAGGTATCAAGTGGAATCCTTCTTCCCAAAAAGACCAAAGCATCTCCTGCTTTGACTCATCGGAAATGTTTTCTTGGATTTTATTTTCGTTAAGAAGCAGAGGCATTTTCTTCCACAGGTCCATAGATATCTTCCCAACTCAAGACTCCTTTCGTCATAATCATGAGTTGTTTTGCTATTCTCACTGTTGGTTGCCTTCTTCCGTATCGCCAGGACTGAACAGTCGCTACCGATACATCTAGTTCTTTTGCTAGAGGTTCTTCTCCACGTTTGGTAATATATTCGGATAAATTCATAATAGGTACTTTAAAATAAATATTACAAAAAGTAAAATAGTTATTGACAGAAAGTTTTAAAAACTATAAATTAGATTCTGTTGAGGGTTGTATCTCGTTTTATTTCATAATTTTTTCATAGAAAATCCTACAACCCTCAACACCATAAAGGAGAAAATAGTATGGCTGAAACAGACAGAGAGTTTGACGACCTCGCGGAACTCTTGACCAGAAAACAAAACAATCTTGCTTTGCAAGCTAGATTGCGTGAGGAAAGCAAAGAGCTAGACATAGCTATTGCAAGACATCCTAAGATTAAAGATAAAGTAATCCAAATGAGCAACACAGGCGGTGCTGCTCGCGTGTCCTTAGATGAATACGATTTCGATATTAAAGTAGATTACCGCGTCAAAAGATCCTGGGATCAAGACTTGGTGGGTAAGATACATTCAGAGGGATCCATTCCTCAGAATTTATTTCCCTTCAATATAGAGTACAAGGAAAGCAAAAAAGACACGACGCTTTTAGCTGAGAACTTTCCTAGTCACTATCAAAAATTATCACAAGCGTTGACGACAGAGATATCTGATCGTCCTTACGTTAACTTTTTAGAGAAGAGGAAGAAATGAGTATATTAGATGAGGTGCAAACTGGCATGAATCCTGGGCCAGTTAGAATGAACGTAGGCGGAACTGACGGCATAGGTAAGACTACCTTTGCAGCGGGAGCTCCAAAGCCAATATTTATTAAGACGGAGGAGGGTACGAGGTACGTTAACACGTCCTCGTTTCCTCTGTGTGAATCGTTTGAAGACATCATGCACAGGCTGAAACAGCTCGTGCAAGAAGAGCACGACTTTAAAACTGTTGTCCTGGATACCACGGATTGGGCTGAGAAACTGATCCAAGAAGAGGTAGCCAGACAGAAGAACGTAAGTTCTATCGAAGACATAGGCTATGGTAAAGGGTACACCATGACAGCCGAGGGCTTTCAGAAGATTTTGCGTGCTCTGGATGTTTTAAACGACCAAAAGAACATGAACGTGATACTGCTGTCTCACGTTGCTATCAGAACATTTGCAGATCCAGAGAGAGAACCTTACGATCGATGGGAACTAAACCTTCACAAGAAGGTAGCATCCAAGATCAGAGAATGGGTTGATTTCAATCTGTTTGCAAATTATCAAATTCGTACAACAAAGTCGGGGTCAGGCTTCAAAGAACAAACGCGAGCGCTTGCCATGGGCGATCGCATGCTGTTTACCAAGTTCTCCCCGGCTTTCGATGCGAAGAGTCGAGTTCCTCTTCCTGACAAGATAGAACTCAAATGGGATTCGTTTATCGACGAATATAAAAAATCAATCAATAACTTAATGGGTGCCAAAAGTGCATGAGGAGATCTTTGTGTGTGACGAGTGCGGTGAAAAAGACGCTGAAGTAAAACACGACGGACTTCTTATGTGCACTGATTGTGCCCTGGAGGATATAAAAAATGACAGATGACTTTAGTATAGATCTGACGAATGTTGAAGAGGACAATGATTTTTCTGCCATGCCTGCTGGGCAATATGAAATGGTGGCTAATCAATGGAATCAACACACTTCGAAAGCTGGGAACCAATCTATTAAGGTTGAGTTCGATGTTGTAGGCCCATCGCATGCTGGTAGAAAGGTATGGGAATACTTTACCGTTGAAGGGAATGCAGTAACCACAACTGCTAGGCGAGTTAAGTCATGGCGTAAAGCGCTTGGCTTAGATCCTGATGCAACTTTTAATCGTGAGTCCTTAGATGAAATGATGAACGAGCCATTCTTGGCAAAGATCAAAATAGAACCTGGAACAGACGGTTATGCTGACAGCAACAAGATTGCTACCTTTGTCACGAAAGGCAATAAACTGCCAGACGTAGAACAAGATCCTAAAGAAGTAGAGGCAGCGGAGAAAGCTGAGTCTAAAACTTCTGATAAAGATTACGATTGGATGAAGTAACCCTCATCTAAGGCGACCTAGGCATGTCGTCAAACTGCCTACCAGAGAGAAATAACAGAGAGGCGACATGCAAAACAAGGAAACTTTGTCCTTGGAGGACAAGAGCGTAATCACAAACGCTGAAAAAGTAATATGTGAACTGCACAGAGTATGGCAGAACAAAGATTCTTTATTTAACCCAACGCTAACTAAGGCGGTTAAAGATGCTGAACTGGCCATAGTAAACGCGAGGATGCTAACAGATGAGTGAATTTAAAAAAGATTTAGCACGAAGACTTAGCGAAGATCTTCAGGAGTTTGCTAAACGCGAGGACTTCGATCCTGGAGAGTTTTGTAGCACGATCACCAGGTTTGCTATATCTTTGAACTATGACTTCTCAGATTGTCCTGTGACCGCAGCGGGCATGATAGCCATGTGTTGGGAACAAGAGATGAGAAACATAAAAGTAGAGATGAACGAACAAGAAAAATCTGAGGAGATGGAACTTAAACACTAATGAAGCTAAGACCGTATCAAGAAGACGCCGTAACCTCTTTAATAAATTGGTTTGATTCAGAGTCTATTGATAGAAGACCGTTACTAAATTTACCAACAGCATCTGGCAAAACAGTTATCTTTTCTAATGTCATCAAGCGACAGATAGAAACGTATCCAGACGCTAGGTTTTTAGTTCTAGCACACAGACAAGAACTGATAGAGCAAGCTGAGAACAAGATAAAGAATGTCTGGCCTGATGCTCCAGTTGGCGTGTTGTCTGCTGGACTTGGCAGACAAGAGACGGATTCTCAGATATTGGTTGCATCCAGGGACACGATAGCGTCAGGATCTAGGCTGAAGAAAGTAGGCAAGTTTGATTACGCCATCATAGATGAAGCACACAACCTAGCGCCAGACGATCAGACTCGTTATCAAAAGATAATATCAGAGCTGTCAGACGATTACGCCATGCGCGTTATGGGATGCACAGCAACACCGTATCGCATGGGGCAAGGCTACATCTACGGCAAGCGTAAAGATCATTTCTTTTACGACGTTGCTTACCAAGCAAAGATACCAGATCTGATAGAGCAAGGTTACTTGGCTAGAATAACTTCGTATCAAGTTGCTGACGACACCATCATAGATGCAAGCAAAGCCAAACTTAAATTCAAAGGTGGCGATTACAAAGAATCTGATCTAGAGAAACTAGCCATGGACGACAGAACCATGATAGCTATCATCAACGATTGGCTAGACAAAGCTTTTACCAAAGGCAGAACTGCAAGCGTGTTCTTCTGTGTATCGGTTATGCACGCAACCAAACTAACAAACCACCTACTGGATCACGGTATCAAAGCCAAACTATTGACAGGCGATACGCCTGGAGAAGAACGAAAGATTATATTAGAACAGTTTGAGTCTGGTGATATCAACGCTATATGCAACGTAGGCGTCCTTACAGAGGGCTGGGACGCTCCGAGAACGGATTGTATAGCGATGCTAAGGCCTACTAAAAGTTTGGGCTTATACGTCCAAATGTGCGGTCGTGGCATGCGTTTATATCCAGGCAAGGACAACTGTTTATTATTAGACTACGGCGAGAACATAGCGCGTCACGGCTGTATCGATACAGCTCAGCCAGATCAAGAAGTAAAAGTTAGACGACCAAAGATATGCGGTGAGTGTTTAGCGATTAGTCCACCGCATGCTAAGAAGTGTGTTGAGTGTTTGACTGAGTTCCCAGTATCTATGTTTGCTCAGTATCTAGCTCCGATAGAAGAGAGAAAGGTTGCCAAGCAAACCAAGGCAGCAAGCGGTGCTGTAATCTCAGATGAGAAGCCTGGACAGAAAGCCAAGGAAGAAAACGTAGTTGGCGTTAACGCTAGTTTAGCGACGTCTAAGAACGGTAACGATTATTGTCGTGTTTTCTTTCAGATAGAAGATAGTTTTTTGCCCAGGTCAATGCCATTGATGTTTGAGCACCCAAGGATGAACGGACTAGCTAAGAACTATTGGTGTCGGATTGTGAACACCAAGCAATGGGGTGTGCCCAGAAGATCTCAAGACGCTGTTGCTAAGATAAACGACGGTGCTATGGATCATGTGAAGTCACTTAGCGTCAAGAAAGAAGGCAAGTATTTTAATGTAAAAAAATTAGTTACTGCTAACAAAGAGGTTTACTTATGAGCGAAGTCAATAACATGATAGATCATGTCATGCTGTCAGAGCCAGAGAAGCGCAGACCATACCTTGGTATGAGTCAGATCGGTAATCCAGATGAAAGGATGTTGTGGTTAAACTTTCGTTGGTGTTTAGAACCAACAAACTTTGAGCCCAGGATCTCTAGAATATTGGATCTAGGTAATCTGCTAGAAGATCAGATAGTTGATTACTTAAAAAAAATAGAAGACATTGAGGTGTTTGAGAAAGATAAAAGGGGGAATCAATACACCGCGTCTTTGCTTGGCGATCACTTCTCTGGCCACATAGACGGCGTAGTAAAAGGCATGCCTGAAGAAGAACAGCCCATGATACTTGAGATAAAAACCGCAAATGAAAAGCGTTTCAACAACTTAGTATCTGAGAAAAGTTACGAGCGCTGGTCTATGGAATACGAAGCTCAGATACATTGTTACATGGGTGCTTTTAATTTAGATAAGTCTTTAGCTTTGGTCTACAACAAGAACAACTCTGACATCTATACAGAAGTGATAGATAAAAACGAGGAGATGTATAAGTCTATGGTAGAGAAAGCTAGACGAATCATTACCGCAGAGCAACCGCCAGAAAGTTTGATACCAGAAACCGATTGGCGCATTAAGAACATGCCCAAAGGTTCGCGTGATGTTTACATGCAAAGAGAGTATCCAACAGAAAAGAACTGCCGTAATTGCAAGTACAGTCAACCGATTATAGAGGCAAGCGGAGCCACCTGGAGATGCAACAAAGATCAAAGGATGTTAAATGTTAAAATGCAGGCAGAGGAATGCAAAGACCACGAATGGATCACTGGCTTAACCCCTCTACCTTTTTAGTTATGGCATACAATAAATACGGAGCAATCAAAGTAAAACTCGACGGCTATGTGTTCGATAGCAAACTAGAAGCAGCCAGATACAAATTCTTACGCGAACTAGAAACTGCTGGAGCTGTCTCTAATATAGAGGTGCATCCGCCTTTTCCTTGTTTCGTCGAAGGTAAAAAGATCTGTTTGTATAAGGCAGACTTCAGATACAAAAACGCACAAGGCGAAGAAGTCGTCGAAGATACCAAAGGTATTCAGACGGATGTATTTAAATTGAAAAAGAAACTTGTTGAGGCTTTGTATCCAGGTCTAGAGATTCAGGTGATCTCGTCACCGAGGGCGTGAGGCATGAACTTTTTTAAGTTCCTCCCACTAATTTGTCTAATTCTTGCTGTCGTAATATTTGAGATCCAGCGCTTTCTGGCTGGGCTACTCTAGTTATTGGCGGTGCTACTGTTTCTCTTCTGAACGCACCTTCAAGAGGCTGTATTAATTGTTGACCCGCAACTCCTATATCAACCACTGGTAATAAGTTTCTAGCTTTATCGTAGTCTTCTCTGTAGGCTTCCGCTATTATGTCTTTTTGTAGATCAGCTGGTTTAAAAATACCTCTCATAACTAACTCTGCATTAGCAACTTTAGCTTTTTTAAGTTCCTTCAAAATACTAATATCATCTATACCTAATTGTCTTGCATCTTCAATTGCCAGATAAAGATCTCTTACTCCTTTGTATCTAGCTTCGCTTGACTCAATAAAAGCCTTAGTAAAATCTTCTGCGTCTCTTTCTCCAGCAGATCTTGCTACTCTATTAAATTCGTTAGAAGCTGCTCTGATAATATTGTTTGCTTCGAAACCTTTGTATCTTAAATTTCTTTCAATCGTTGGCCTGATAACTTTTAAACCACTGAAACCTTGTATTAAAGTTTCTGCTGTGTCTATGGTGTTACCTCTATATCCTCTTACTTTATCGTCGCCTAACATGCCAGTGCTACCAAATACTGCTTTTGGAAAATCTTTAATAGGTGTGCTGATACCAAACAGACGATCGCTTGCAGGATCTGTAGTGATTCTAAAAGGCAAGACTGGCGGAGCTATACCTTCTAGATTGTGAAAAAAACCTTTAACTATCTTGTCACCAAGACTATCGCTTGCTCTGTATAAAGGTCTGCCTGTTTCTGTTTTACCAGTGTAAGCTTCTATGGCTAATTTAGTTGCTATCGAAGGCGTGGTAAAAGGACTAACAATTTCTGATATAGGTAATAAGGAAGAGTCAATAAAAGTTTTAACAAGACCTTCTTCTTTTTGAATACCTTCTTCTGCTTCGGCTATCAGTCTTGCAAAAGGTCTTGATAAATAATCGTAAGGATTGGTGTAACTAAAGTTAACCATTTGAGTGATCCTTCCGTTTTCATCTGTTGCTAGAGGAACTAAAGTCGCAGTTTTATCCCACGGCGCTGCGAAAGATCTTCGATAAGCATCTAGCTGTTCTCTATCAGAACCGGTCAAAGCTAATCCTAAAGAAGTTACTCCAGCGGGAAAAGCAGTCGTGGCTGTGAAAGCACTAACAGCTCTTTTCATTCCTTTTCTTTGCAGTTCAGGATTGTTACTACCAAGTTCTCTTGCAGCTCTATAACCTATATTGGTTATGGTTCTAAATATTTCTGATGGAAAAGCAGCAAAGTTACCTATCGGTAATTTAGCTAAATCTTTTATAACTCTACCTGTCCTACCGTAATTTTGATATTGATTCTTAGCTAACTGAGCAGCTTCTGCATCAATAAAATCTATAAGATTTTTAGCTCCGTCTTTAGATAACAATCCATCATCAGCTGCCTTCTGTATAAATCCATCAATATCTCCCTTCCTTATAGGGTTTGCTTTAAATCTTTCTGCTAATCTGGATAGATCAGCTCCAGCAACTTGATTACCAGTGGTCGTTCTAAATATACCGTTTAAACTAGAGCCAATCATTTCGTCAGCTTCAGTTTGTTTGCCTTGAGCTACTAGCTTGTCATAACTTTGTTTTAAGGGTGGATCTATAATGGCTAGTTTATTTATAACTTCATCTTTAGTGCCGTACTTTAATAAGTTTCTAGATGCCATAACTGGCACAGATGAACCACCGTATTTTACTAACGCTCTAAATAAATCATCTTTCTCTTTAAAAAAATTATAAGCACGAATAGCATCATCAGATCCTGTATACATTTTCTGTGCGCCTTTATTAAAGGCATTATTTCTGGCTGCTTTAAAAACTCCACTGTTTGTTACTCTGCCAACAGCGTTTGATTCGTTAGAAAACTTAGCTAAGTTTTCTATTTCACCAATAAACGCAGAACTTTTTTGTTCTATGAGACCTTCTCTTCTTAATGTTTCTATTTCTTTTTGAAACCTTTTACTGTTTTTATCTCCCAATCTATTAAAAACAGAAGCGACCGACTTAACAAAAGATCCGTTAGCACCGCCCATGTTACCAGCAGAAAATGTCATGATACCGCCGCCCACTGGATTTCTTATTTGAGCAGTCGGACTAAACACGGTTTTGTTGTATTGC